GGTCGGGTTCCAGCTAACCCAGCCACCCACCGTTGTTCAATTTCTGGACATGCTGGTGACGGTCTGTTTGCGGGAGCGGGATTCAACCACGGCATGAAGTGCATGGTCTATGTCTCTGGCTCATTCTATGACAGTCTACTTAATCTATTCCTTTCCAACAAAAAGTATGCCAATATTGACACAGGCGAAGCATCAACGTATACTTAAACAATATCGAGGGGAGGCGCACTTATGCCTGGTAATTTAGATTTACAACAGAAATTTTTTGAATGCAATGTCTACGATGCGTGGCAGTATTTTCAAAATGCTTGTTTCAATATCGGCACCGCAAAGTTTATCCAAAATACTATAGACTCCTTGTTAGCAAAGAACCTTGCAGAGCAGCAAGAGTTTCAGATGTCGATTGAAAATAAGCTTTTTTCTCCTTCAAAAGCTGGAAAAATATCGATCGTTACTGTTCGGAATAAAGACTTCCCTCGATTCAGTGTGGATGTAGCAGGTCAAAAGGTAGGGTCTGTTTTCCTTATAAATAAGCTCTTGAAAGATTATTTTCAATATGCGCGTAATTCTTTTGATAGCATTGCTCAAGTTATCAATGCATCATTGCTTGCTTTCTACGCAAAAGATATAGAGCAGGTGGACATAGGCTGGCTCTTCAGAGAAGTTGAAAAAGGCAAAAAACTAAATGGTTTTCCTCAAATATGTGAATGGCTTAGAAAGATGAAAATGTCTGAGGAGTATGAATATATCGATTCATACTGCAATATGACAAAGCATATATGTGCCATTGATATAAAAGTATCAATACCACTTTGGGGAACAGGCTTCAACGCTGTGATTAATTCATTTGAAAAGCGAAATAAAAGTTTTCCTTCACAAAGTTTGGAGAAAAGCATACCAAAGATTCAAGCATTCTTAGAAGATAGCTTTAATGAGTTTACTCGCATTATCAATGCCGAGGTTGAGACAAAAGTCAATGTTATAAATAGAAATTATTGCATTAAGGCATATCAAAGAATCATGAAGGATGATCCTGAAAACAATTACGCAGTATTTTATATTGAGGGAAAAGCAGAATCAATGCCTGAAAACATCGAGATCCTTTTTACAAGAAAAATGAAAGACGGATATATAGTAGCACAAAACTGTGAAATAGATACCATTTATATAAAGGACTATGATTCTACTGCAGATAAGACAGAATACGCCGGAAGGTACGTTGCCATAAAGCCAATAGCGAGCACCCATCTTTTGTTCTATAGGCGATATAAAAAGGAAATGCTAAGAGATAACACGGAAGCAACCTATCGAGAACAAATAATAAAAGCGACGCAAGATAAAGGAATTATTTTGCATATAAATCCGTACATAGAATTCGAAATTTTATCGGATGATGATAGAGCAATGCAAAGAGCGCAATCGGGATTTTGATAATAAGGCAAGGCCGAAGCAAAAAGGAATGCTCCGGCTCTGCCTCTCTTTCCTCCATCTTCGCTTTCGCTCTTCCCGGACAAACGTCCGTCGCGGCTATTATCGCCAGTCCATAAGATCGGTTCGCCTCAGCCGAGCTATTCCCTTTTCCTCGGTTCCCTGTCCCTCAGCTGCTCCAATGCGCCCTTCAGCCAAGCGGGGAAGGGCACGTCCGTCAGGGCCACGTTTTCCAGGATGGAAATGCCCTCGTTGGCGATGTAGAACCAAATCACCATATTGCGGAACATCGCCGCGTCGGTGCCCAGGGCCAAATCCAGCAGTGCGCCCAGAAGCACCATCAGCAGGATAACGCCCTTGCGCAGCAGGCCGCGGAAGCCTGCTTTGCTGTCCAGATGGCCGGTCTCGGTCTTGGGGCTCTTGCCCATGGCGGCCACCAGGAGGCCGGTGGCGTAGTCCACGGCCATCACGCCGATGAGCACCCCCAGCATCATGTCCCAGCCACCAAACAGCCCCGCGATGGCCCCGCCGATGCCTGCCAGCGCCTTCATCATCTTGTCCCACATGCTTGTTTCCTCCCTTTCTTATGCGCTAATCTTCGCCCCCGGATACAGCCCGGCCAGCGCCTTGGCCTCCTCCCGGCTCAGCCCCGGAATGGTCACGGTATAGGTGTCCGCCGCCGTGCTGTCGGAAGCCGCCGCCCGACCCAGCGCCGCCCAGGTCTTCGGCCCCACAATGCCGTCCGCTTTCAGTCCGTGCGCCTGCTGAAACGCCTTGACCGCCGCCTCGGTTTCCGCGCCGAAGGAGCCGTCCGCGCCATGCTTGGGCAGGCTGTACCCGGCCCGCAGGAGCAGCCCCTGGGCCTCGACAACGGTCGGGCCTTTGGCACCTTTGCGGATGGTGTCGCGCTGCTCTGTACCGCTGCTGTTGCCGCCTGTGCCAGGCGCACCCTCTGACGGCGCGTCCGTCTCGCCGTCCACCACCGCATCCATCCCTTTGGGGATGGCGTAGTGCGTCCATCGGCCCGCGCTGATGGCGGTACGCACCACCCCTGTGTCATGCCCGGAGGCGTGGACGATCGTCCCGTCGCCCAGAGCAATGCCGGTATGGCCCATCACGCACTTCGCCCATCCCAGGCTTTCGCCTGTGCTGGGTACAGCCCTGCGGAGCGCCTCATCGGCGCTGTCCTCGGGCTTAGTCGGCCTCGCGGCCTCCCTCGCCGGCTTGTCCTCCCGAAACAGGATGCACATCTTGCCGCTTGGCGCGTCCTCAACGCCCCCCTTCCGCAGCCAGTCGCCTTTGCGCCATTGGCTGGTCGCGCCAGAGATATTGACGCCCTCAATCCCCGCCGCCGCGCAGCCCCGGCGCACCAGCTGGGCGCAGTCGTAGCAGCGCTTGCCGTCGTACTTGCAGCTGCCGCAGTCCGCCTTTTTACCCCGCAGCACCGGGCAGTTGCTGCGGATGGCGGCGGCGCTGCCTGGGTACTGTTCCGCCCGCGCTTGGCGGTAGGACGGGGTGCACTTTTGCCCCGTCCCGCCCATGACGTAGGGACTGCCCACCTGGGCAAGGGCCCAGGAGCGAAGGGCATCAGACTTCGTTTGCATTTTTCTCTTCCTCCTTTGCTTGCTCTATAATTTGCGTAAAAATTACACAAACTGCTTGACAGATGCGCAAATATTGTGTATAATAGATGGTGAAAGGGGGACAACATGAACGCACGGAAGATAGCAGAAAAGCTCCTTGAGGAAAACGGCTACACACTTCAGCGACACGGCGCAAACCACGACATCTACCGCAACGCAACTCTCCGATGCAGCATACCGCTGAAGCGACACGACATAGACGAGGACGACCTGCGGTACATCCAGAATGTCGCCCGCCCCGGACATGCGTCCGTCGCGGGTATCGGGCTATAACGCAAGCGTTATACGCCCTCAGTCGGGCGCATGCCCTCCCTTTAAGGAAATAACCCAGAACGTCCGGCGGCGGGGGCAGTAACCCCCAGCCGCCCGGCAATGACATATAACCATATCAAAAGGAGATGACCACCACATGAAAGCAATTTACTCCGCTGTCCTGTACCGCAAGGAGAACGGCCATGGCTATCATACCCGTGTTCCCGATCTTCCCGGCTGCATCACCAGCGGCAGCGACCTGGCTGATGCCGTCCGTATGACAGCGGATGCAGCCCATGAATGGCTCTGCGTCGCGGAGGACTGCGGCGATCCAATCCCCCAGCCCAGCAGCCCGGAGGCCATCCAGCTTGAACCCGGCGCAATCCAGACGCTGATTGAAGTAGATACAGACCTGCACCGCCGTATGACCGATACCCGCGCCGTTCGTAAAAACGTCTCCCTTCCTGCCTGGATGGCCACCCTGGCTGAACGCCGTGGCGTGAATTGCTCCCAGGTGCTTCAGGATGCTTTGACCGAGCTGTTTAACCACTAATTTAACGGCCCCTCCCATGCTGAAGCACGTTTCAGGCTTGGGTAAAACCTGCCCTTCGGGGCAGGTTTTATATTTGATAGGTTATTGATCCTCCATCATCGCCCGAACCCGCTCCCGCCAGCGCTCAGGCACGTCGTCCAGGGTGATTTTCCCCGCCTGAATCCATCTAACGTAAATCGCTGCCATTACGCATCACCTCCCGGGGTGTCGGTTGTCATCATCGCGGCCAGCTCCATCATGGCGGCCTCGATCTCGTCCATGCGCTGCTCCGCCGTCAGCATCGGCGTGGGCGGGGTGTAGTCGGCGTCGATTTCCTCCTGGGTGCGCTCGACGGCCTCGCCGTCCGCCAGTTTGTACCGGGGGATACCCCGTTCGTCCAGCAGCGGGCCGTCCAGGTAGTTGCCCTGGGCGTGGTGGTATCGGTCGCCGTAGCCCTCGTCGATGCGCGTCCAGTATTTCGCCCGCCCCACGGCTGAAGCCGCGTCGCGGGTAGCCACCTCCGCTTCGCTTCGAAGCCTTTGCCCCGTTGGGGCAACTCCGCACTGCGGAGACGGCTCAACCTGCGGGAGCGCTTGCGCGCTGTCCTCGGTCTCAGTCGGGCAAAAGCCCTCCCTCATGTCCGTATCCGGCAGAAAGGCGTCGCTGTTGATGTCGCGGATCACGCCGCGCTCATCCGTCAAAACGTAGACGCCATAGGGGGCTGTCTGTGTCATGTTATCCATGGGGGTATTCCTCCTTTGTTTTCGCCCGCCCCGTGCCTTCGGCACGTCGCGGGTACAGGGGATGCAGCGCAAGCGCTGCATCCCCTTGGTCGGCCTTACGGCCTCCCTCATAATTCCGCCGACAATTCCAGCACGTCCTCGGTGGCAAACATCAGCGTCGCGGCATGGGCGCTGGGCAGCTCCGCCGCCGTCACCTGGCACAGCACGCCGTCCGCCTTGGCCTGGACGCCGCCGATGCCCGTGCCCACATACTGCGTGCCGTTGCAGATGACGCGCAGATTGCCGATGCCCTTGCCCACGGTGACGGTCGGGGCAATGCGCATTTCCACGGGCGTCGGAATTTTCATGCGGCCGTTGCCCGTGCCGTAGGAGCCGCCGAAGGCCAGGGGCTGGCCCGCGCCCTGGGACAGGCGCAGGTAGTACCGCTGGCATTCCAGCAGCTCGGCGGCGAAGCCCTTGGGGACGTAGGCGGGGAGGGTGTCGGCGGTGTAGGAGCCCTCGTAGAGCGCGGCCCAGACCCATGTGTACCCCGTATCAAGCCGTGCAAGGTGTTGGCCATTGGACGTATACAGCGCTGTGCCGTGGGCAGGAGCCGCATCAGCAAATTGGCCGATGAATAGATCAATGATACCGTTCGAGCGCATGGCGGCCAGCGTGTATGTCTTGCTCGCGTCCACCCGGTCTTGCGGGATGATCTGGCACAAGCGATTGCCGCTGACAGCGACGCCGTGATCCGTGATGGCGACGGTCGTTTCCGCGTGATATGCCCGCCAGCGATCAAGCCCATACACCGCGCCTGTATAGCTGCTCTGCCCCCGCTGGTTCACCGGATGGCGGAAGTCGCTGTTGTCCAGCAGGTTGTACACCCTGTCCCGCCGCGCCAGTGCCGTTTGCACCGTCGTGGCGTCGGCGGCGGAAAGGGGGACGTCCGCGGCGGTGAGGGTGATGTCGCCGTTCACGGGCGCTGCGCCGTTGACGCTGGCGGGCAGCCCCTGGGGGCCTGCGGGGCCCATGGGGCCTTCGGGGCCACGGGGCCCGGTTTCGCCCTGAAGCCCCTGAGGCCCCCGAAGCCCGGTCTCGCCCGGGACGCCCTGAGGCCCCTGAGGGCCGGTCTCGCCCTGAGGCCCCCGAGGCCCGGCTGGGCCGGGATTGCCCGTGGCCATCACCCCGGAATCGACGTAGCGGGCGCTGTCGTTGTCCCACTGCATCCAGTGGAGGTTGTCGGGGTTGATGCGGGGGGCGCGGCCGGTGTACACGACCTCCGAAGGCGTGGGCGGCCGGGTGGTGATGACCGCCGAGCCGCTCACACGCCGGATGTCCAGGGGGATGGCGCAGGCCACCAGCACCGCGCCGGAGGCCGGGTCAATGAGCTGTACCACCAGCAGCGGACAGCCGCCCAGGGCGATGGCCTCGCCGTCCAGCACCCCCGTGGCCGTGGCCCCGGCGACCGTCATCCTCGCCGCCTCGGACATCTGCCGCCGCACGTCCCAGTACAGGTACATCTGCGCCGCGGCCCCGGTGACGTCGGCCTCCCGGCCCTTGTCGGTGAAGGTGAGGGCCACCGTCAGCGCCGCCACCTCCCCGGTGAAAACCGGCGGCTGCCCGTCAAAGGTGACCGCGCCGGTGGCGATTTCGCAGCGTCCGGCCAGGGTTCTTGTGGGAAAATCCATGGACTTCACTCCTTGTCTTGTGTTATCGTCCGACGGCGATCCAGTCCACCTCCCGGGAGGCGTAGGAGCCGCCGATTTCAATGGTCGCGCCCGTGCGCGTTTTGTTGTAAATCTTGATGGCTCCGCTGTCGCCCGACCAGGCGCGGGCCGTGGTGGCGTAGCACGCCGCGATGTAGGGCACATCGCTGAAGCCCTCGTAGGTGATGGCCGTGCCCGACGAGGCCGCCGTCACCGTGCCGGCGCGGATCTTCATGCCCTCCAACATCGACACCCACTTGCCGTTGGAGCGGACATACATGCCCTCAGTGGCCGCGCCCGTCTGCCCGGGGATCAGCACGCCTGACAGCACCACGAATCCGCGGGACTTGTTGAGGGCATCAGCCGGGTCGAAGATGGCGATGTAGTAGGTCGCGCCCGTCGTCAGCAGCGTGGATGGCGACAGCGAAACGGCCTGCTCCGCCATCTGATTGGATGGCACCAGCTGCGCCGTGGCCAGCGGTGTTGCGCTGTTCGTGTCGGCGTACAGCCCCACGGTGACGGGGGGCACGTTCCAGCCGTATGGGTTATGAGGGTGGGGCTCCTTCCTGGTGGGTGGGCGGTTCGGGCTTTTTCCTATGTGGCTTGGGAACCGATCGTCAGGGTTGCTTCGCTCCCTGACTACGGGTTATGAGGGTGACGTTGGGGGCGCTGCCCCCAAGCCCCTGCCAGAGGGGCGCTTGCCCCTCTGGACACCCGTTTTCGCTGGCGCGAGGTGTTAGGCTTTGGTGACGATGGTGGCGCTGCCACCGGCGATGACCTTATCCGTGAAGGCATTGACCAGGGCCACGGTGACGGTCTGGCCCGCAGTGAGACCGGGCACCACCTGGGTGGCGGCCATCTCCTTCCAGGTACCGGCAGGCAGGGCCTTGCCATAGGTCAGGGTGATGGCGGAGGCCCCGGCGGCGTACATCAGCTTCGTGCCGTAGATGCCCGCCTTGCCGCCCTGGGCCGTCAGGATGGTCTCGCCGGTCTCCGGGCCCGCGGCGGAGGTCACGGTGAGCTCGCCCAGCGCGGGGGCGCTCATGTTGGCGAAGAAGCCCGCCAGGCGGTTGTTCAGGCCGAACACGTCGTAATAGTACCGCTCATAGTACAGGTACTTGCCCTTGCTCTGGGCGGTGGGGGCGGACATCATGGACACGTCGTAGACCACGGGCGCCACCACGGCCAGAGGATCCACCAGGAGCATGTTCACCTGCTTGGCGTCCGCGCTGACGGCCCAGCCCTCATCCTGGGTGTAGCTGGACTTCATCATATCGGAGGGCACTTCCTTGATGGTCACGCCGTCCAGCTTGCCCACGTTGCGGTCAGCGTTGCGGATACCCGTGCCCGTGTCGATGAAGCGGGTGATGCCGGCGGCCTCCTTCAGGAGCTTATAGGTGTCGGGGGTCATGTAGGCCATGACCCGGTCGCGGTTGACCCGGTGCTCGGTCATGTAGGCGATGTAGGCGTCCCACTGGGCCAGGATGTTCGCCGCTGTCAGCGTGGCGGCATCCACACCGCCGAATTCCGCCGCGAAGCCCGCCAGCCTGGACACCGCGTAGGCGTCCATCTCGGGGATCTTCTGCTGCTCGTTGAAGGTCTTGGTGATGTTGGCGATGGTCGCCACGCCGTTGCTCTCCTGGATGTCCATGGGATCCACCAGGGTGTCCCACTCACGATCCTGGGACATGGTCATGGGCTGCCACTCGTTGTTGAAGTTGCGGGTGAACACGCCGTCAATGCGGTCGCGGTTCACCGCGCGGGAGCCGGAAACCGTCATGGAGGGAACCATGACCGTCTTGCCGCCCATGGACCGGTACAGGCTGGCATTCGCGCTGGCCCACACCTCGCCGAAGTAGCTCAGGTAGGGGTAGATGTTGGCCAGGGCCTTGGCGTAGTCGGCGGCATAGTTGATGTTCTGCATGGTGAAAGGCATGATGCTGTCACTCCTTCTTGTCGTAGCCCCAGGCGGTCAGGAATTCCTGGGGTTGGGAGGTCTTGCCGGTGGGCATACCGCCGGTGGTGGCCGCGCCGAAGCTGGGCTTCACCTGCGGGGCGGAATCCGCCGGGGTGAAATACTCCTCGTACTTTTCCCGGACGCCCTGCAGCTGCTCGGCCAGGGGCTTGGCGCCCTCGGCCTGATCCAGCATCCCGAAGACCTGCTCACGGAACTTGGGCTTCACCTGGGCGAAGTCCTCCCCGCCGATGGCCCGGAGCATATCCCGCTCCCGGCTGATCTGCTGGTGCTGTTGCATCAGGGCTTTGTACTCCTCGCTCTCCGTGGGCGCCGTGGGCTTGGGCGCGTTTTGCAGCGCCTGGTCGATCTGCCCCTGCACCCGGCTGCGCAGGACGTAGTCGCTGGCCAGGGCGCGGTTTCCCTCGTTGAGGATGAAGTCCACCTGCTCGTCGGTGAGTCCCTTGTCTTTGAGGTCGTTGCGCTTGAACAGTGCCATGTTTACCGTCCTTTCTTACCGCCCCGGACGCGGGGCGCGTGAATGCTTTTACCGCCCGCATTCGGGGCGAATTGGCATGAAAAAACCGCCCGATATGTCGCGGCGGTTCAGTCATCATCATAGCCGCTGGCTCCGCGCACCTGATGGAGCTGCCGGGCCAGCTTGTAGTCGGCTTCCAGGTTCAAGTAGTATTGCCATTCCTGAAGACGGTTCTGGACGTCCGGGGGCGTGTCGTTTTCTGTCGCTTTCAGCATCCCCGGCACGCGGCGGAAGCCCTCCTGGATGATGCGATAGCTTTCGTTTGCCTCCCGGGCGTCGCTGGAAAGCACCTCGCCGGAGAAGGCCAGCACGGCCTGGGCAATGGTGGGCGGCCTGACGCCCAGGGACAGCCCCTGCTCGATGAGCTCATCCAGGATGCCGCTGACCTTCGTGTAATACGCGCCGATGCGCTCATGGTCGGCAAACCAGCTGCCGCCGGTGAGGTTGTGGTGCAGGCACAAAAGGTTCGCCGTGAAGATGTGCAGGTAGGCGCACAGCTGCTGATAGGCGCTCACGCTTCCGCCTCCTTCTGGCTTTGTCCCTTCTTCGGCTTCGGTTCCTTGGCAGGGGGCGCGGGCTGTTCCTCCTGATCCCGCGGGGCCGGAGGATGCAAATGCAGGCGGTACGCCTCCGGCGTCATGCGCAAGCCGCAGCGCCTGCAGCATACGCCCTGCCTGTCCCCGATGAATTCATGCTTGCAGTCCATGGTGATTCCTCCTTGACGCTGTATTTTCGGGCATGAAAAAACCGCCTGCGAAGGCGGTTTAGTCGTTATGGCAAGGCGCTACTCCGCTTCGTCCTGGTGCGCGATGGAGGTAAGCAACCCGGCGCAAAGCGCGCCAAGCTCGTTTTCCTCATCGTCCGTGATGCCGTGCATGGCCAGATGATCCTCCACGGCCTCCCACAGCGCGGCGCACTGCTCATCGGTCAATTCGCCGCGAAAGTCGAAAGGGAGCGCCAGGGATGTCAGCATCGTGGCCTCGTCGGTGGTGTAGCGGTATCTCATGGGGACGCTCCTTTCAGCTTGGCGGCGATCTTCCTGGAGGTGGGGTATGTCGTCACGATATGGCCGGTGTCAGGGTTAACGCTCACCGTGGCGGCCGCGCCGACATATTTCACACTGGAAAGCCCGCGCTCATCCACCTTCGCGGAGGAGATTTTCAACGGATGAAGCAGCGCGTTGTTTACGGCCTCTATGGTCACGCCGCGCTGCTGCATCCGTTCCATGACGTGAACGGTCAGGGTGGTTTGTTTTCCGTCAGGGGTCTTGGCTGTACGGAGCGCCGCCGCCTTCCCGCTGACGCTCTGATTATACCCGAAAACCTGGGTTCTGTCATCCCGTCGGGTCAGGCCGTTTTCCCGGGTAAAGGCATTGAGCCGGGCCTGGCGGCTTTTGACCAGCATCGCGGCGGCCCGGAAGCCCTCCTTGTCCCCGGCGGCGTCCAGGCAGGCGGCCTCCCGCTTGGCGGCGCGGACGGCCCGCTCCAGCTGCCGCATTCGCTGCCTATTCCGGTACTGCCTGTCATTCTCCGCCTTGGGTTCCGGGTCGCGCCTGCGGGCCACGGAATACCCGGGGATGAAGGGAATCTTGCGATGCCCGCAGTTGATGCCGAACAGCCCCGCGGCCTGACCGTAGCTGGTGACGCCCAGAGGCTCGTAACGAATTTCTTTGCCGTGCAGATCCCGGGCGGTTCCGCCGGTGCCGTCCGTGCTGTAATACTTCCCCTGATAGGGGTAGCACAGCGGGCGGGCCCCGGCGTGCTCGCTGACCTGGAAGATGCTCACGCCCCAGTCCCGCATCCGGGCGTCCACCGCCGCTTGGGCCGTGTTGGCCAGGGTGGTGCGCATGTCCATGGACACATAGGCTTCCGGCGTCCACGCCCGCCCCGCCCTGTCCACAAAGCCGGTGAGCCCCGCCCGCGCCATGTCCCGGACGGCCTTTCCCCGGGCCTGCTGCAGGCTGCTCTGCCCGGTGGCGATCTCCCCGGTGCGGCGGTTCAGCGCGGCCTGGGCGGCGGACAGCTGCTCCTCGTAGGCCACGGTGTTGGCCGCCGTGCGCCGGTACTGCTCCAGGCTGCTGTTGAGCATGACCGTGTTTACCAGGTTCAGGCTGTCGGCGGCCTGGCGGCGGTACATGGCCATGGCGTTTTGCATGGCGGCGGAGGCTTCCACCGGGGGCGCTTCCCCCAGCATACCCTGGGCGTAAGCCTTGGCCATGGCGGGCTCCACGGCCCTGACGGCGGCCAGCATGGTCTGCTCCACGGCGATGTCCGCCAGGCCTTCGGCGTACCCCGCGTACCGGGCGATGATGGCGGCGCTCTCCCGGGTGAACTTGCCCATCCTGGCCAGGGTGGCCGTCTGCCACTGGGCTGACGGCGTTGCGCCGCCGCCCTCCCGGAAGTACCGAGCGATGGTCAGCAGCACCTCGTCCTCACAGTGGGCGTATACCGCCTCGATGGGCTCCGCCTGTGCGAGGATAAACTGCGGCGTCACCCGCTCCTTATCAATGCCTGCCTTCGGCATTATTCCGCACCGCCCATGAGCATTTCGTCAAGGGCCGTGCCGGAAACGCGGCTCTCCCGACGGATGGCGGCAATTTCCGCCTGGGCCTCCTCCCGGGTCATGCTCAGGATCCTGGTCATGTAGGTCAGCTTGGACATCAGGCCGTTGGTCACCAGCAGGATGCCCTCGTTCAGGTTGGTCTGCCGGTCTTGCAGGATGCTGTCATCGAACACCACGTTCACATGGTAGCCGCCCTGAACCAGGCCGGCCACGGGAACGCCCTCCGCCGTGCGCATGTCGTAGAGCGCCGCCAGCTCGATGATGCCGTCAACGGCCCGCCGGATGGCCGTCTTCAGCTGCGTCTGGTTGCCCTTGATGGTCTTGTAGGTCTTGCTGTTCTCGCTGATGACCTCGGTGGCCGTCTTGACGCCCCCGGCCTGGTCGAAGGTGAAGGTGCCGGGGGAGAAGCCCATCTGCAGGCAGAGGACGGAGAAGAGGATGTTCAGGCCCTCCCGGTGGTCGGTGACGCGCAGGGTCTGCGTGTTGTCGGTGGGCATGTCGCCGCTGTCGGGGTCGATGTTCAGGGCCTCGAAGACGCAGTGGTGAGGGTCGAAGCGGCGGATGAGCTGCCCCGTCTCCCGATCCACCACCACGTCCAGGTAGCTGCTGGGCACGATGATGCGCTTGCGGCCCAGCACATCGCCCTGATATTGCCATGGCGCCGAATCAATGGTATAATGAAGCATCCATATTTCGCGTGGGTGCATGCGCCCGCGCAAGGAGCGTTATATATGAAAAAATTTGCGGTATGGCTGGTGTGCCTGCTCGTGGCGTGGCTGATGGCGTTCCCGGCGATGGCGGAGGATGACGCGATACGACCGCGGCTTTTGGATACCTGTGCGCTAACCTTGAGCAAGCAGCCCACGAACATCAAAAGCATCACGCCTATGCCGGATGGCGGGGTGGCCGTGTTTTACCTGACATCAGCGCCGAAGAAGGGCCAGCAGGAATACCGGCTGGATGTCTTTGCCGTCGATGGCACGCGGCTGCTGGCGAAGAACCTTGGCCGCTCCAAGGTGGCCGAATCGGAGTCGGGGCCCTTTCCCTATGGGCAAATCATTCTGCAAAGCGACCGCTTCCTGTGCGAGTACTACCCCGACATCACGACCATGGAGGTGTACCGCCAGACGGCGTACCGCTACAACGGAAAGGCCATCGGCAAGGAGAAAACGCGCAGGCTGAAATTCGGCCTGGCCACCTATGCCAGGCCCGTGGGGGACTTCATGGTGCGGACACTGGCGCATGCGGGGGAGGAGCCATACCCGACGCCGATACCGTACCGCACAACGGAACTCATCCATATCCCCACGGGGCAAAGCGTGAGCCTGCTCCTATACGATTGGTCCTTCTGCTCCTTCGCCGATGACCGGGGCTGCCTTTTCATTGCCCAGTGCAACGAGAACGACAATCTGGAGCTGCGCCGATATGACCCGGCGGACGGCATGGCAGAGACCGTCACCGAATTTGATAAGGCCTGCTTTGACGGGATCAACGACCCATACGTTGGCTCCGCGGTCTGTATGGACGGGAAGGCCTGGCTGAAGATCCGCCGGACAAATGAAGAATCCCTGATCCTGATCATCGACACGGCCCAGGGAGCCATCACAGCCAGCTACACGCTGCACGCGGCGGAAGGCAAACTACAGCGGGCGGGCGAGGTGCTGCTGGCTGTGGATGGCTGGCACATGGATGAAACGCTGCAGTGCATGCTCTACCGCGCCGACATTCTCCATGCCGACCTGACGCGCACGCCGCTGGCCCTGGCATATGAGGACTGCATTTTCATGCACGCTGACGGCGCTTCAGGCGTCCTCACCACGGTGGCAGTGCGGGCCGACGGCGCGTCTTACGTCCTGTGCCGCTACGCCATCAGCGCACCCTGATGAACTTCGACCAGCCCCAGTAATTCCAATCGTCATTCATGCTGGTCAGGTTGGGGCCGCTGTCCTTATTATACTTCCTTTTCAAAGAACCATAAGCTTCAGACGACTGGTAGACGGCGTGCACCTTGCTCCCCTGAAGGGTCTGCTTGCCGGCATAGACACCGATATGCCTGGCATAGAATTTGTTGCCGGCCGCGGTCTTGCGGAAGCCCTGGAACAGTTCCATGCCGGGGATCAGCTTATCATATCCGCCGAGGTCCTTGATGGAACCGAAAAATTTGAGATAGAGACCAAACTCTGTGCTTGCACCGGTTGCGCCCTGTGCGTTTCGCGCCGCATGGATATAATGCGCGCAGTCCTTTTTGGCGTAGGACACATCTTCGTCAGCAGCATATTCTTCAAGCTTCTGCATGAAGGCTTCAACCGTCAGCGGTGTTCCTTCGCCGGCGAAGGCGTAGATCCTCTCCAAAGCGTCGCTGTGAAGACGGATCCGCATAGCGGATGACACTCTGTATTTGCTGCTATCATCAAGGCTGCCATTGACCTTGTCATAGCAGCCATAGGCGCCGGTATCGCCGCTGTTCTGACAGTTGCTGTCCAGGTGGCTTCCGCCCATGGCGCCTTCAAGCGCTTCAAGGCTTGCCCTGCCGAACAAGCCGTCCGCCGTGAGACCATATGCCTTTTGAAACGCCTTGACGCCGGCGACGGTCTTGTCGCCATACTTGCCGTCCGCCGTACCGCAGTTGTATCCCATGCCGTTCAGCTGAGCCTGCAGGGCTTTAATCTGAGCATGTTCGGTGGATGTGTCCTTCTTGAAGTGGCAGCCGCCCTGATGAATGCGGTAAAGGGTCACTGTGCTGTTCGCGCCGCTGCCGTAAATGGTGCTTTTCATGTTGTACCTCCTCAAAATCATGGTGTTGGTTGCTGTTGTTCATAGAATACAGAGCAAGGTTATTTCGGTACGCCA